TGCCGACCCGGTTCCTGAAGTTGTACCTGCTGAATTAGATGGCATAGTAATTTCAAAAGTATTATCTGTGACATTAGCAATTTCAAAAGTTTTGTCTTCAAAATCAATTGCTGCATATCCTGAACCCGTTGGTACCGTTACAGAATCAAATGTAACATATCTTCCATTAGATAATCCATGTGTAGTTTTATTAACCGTTACTGTCGGTAAACCGGTTGAAGCATCAAAAGTTGCTCCAGTAATAGCTGTATCTAATGGAGTAATGTCATAAAAATTTTCTCCATAATATATAAATAAACCTTGTGATGTACCTATTGCTGCATACTTCTCACCTGCTATAGATGTCCAAGTATGTTGTGCACGGGCAGCCCCTGGAAGAGTTTTATATCCAGTAGTTAATTGATTCCAACCCCCTATTTTTTCAGGTAGTCCATATCTAAATCTAACAAAATCACCGTCTACCCATTGAGACTCGGCTCCGGAATCAGTGACCATTTTGTTAAAACCGGGCTTGAAATTTAATTTTTGTAGCATATAATGCTTTATATATTAATTTTTCACATAATGAAAGTAGCATAATTATGAATAATTTAAAGAAAAGAGACATGAATAAAGAAAAAGAAAAAACATGGGAAATAACCAATTTTATTGGTGTATATGATAATTACATATCACCTGAACAATGTAATCAACTTATTAAAATGTATGAAGAACAAGACAAATTTAACAAAACCATAAATAGACTAAATTCAGAAAAAACAACTTATTTAAAAAAAACAGATCAACAATATTTTTTAACAACATCTAACTTAGATATATGGTTTGATGAATTAAAACCTTTAATTGCTAATTTTGATTTAGCATGGAAACATTATTCTGAAAAAACAGGAGCAGAAGAAGCTTATGGTCATCCTGTTTTTTATACTACTTTAAAAATTCAAAAAACACATCCAACAGAAGGATATCATGTTTGGCATGTTGAACATGCTAAAGGAATAGGATATTCAACTAGAGCTTTTGTCTTTTCTATTTTCTTAAATGATGTAGAAGAAGGTGGAGAAACAGAGTTTTTACATTTTTCGAAAAGAGTGAAACCTAAAACAGGTAGAATAATTATATGGCCTGCAGGTTTTCCATATGTTCATAGGGGTAATCCACCTTTATCTGGTGAAAAATTTCTTTTAACTTCTTGGAAATTGTTGAATACTGGTGAATAGAAAAATAGATTAAGCTGGAGAAGATGAATAAGATGTAGGTCTTGAACCTATTCTTGCAATTTTTTCAGCTTCTGTTTCATTTTCAATTATTTCACCTGTAATTAGATCTCTATCTGAATTGTCCCAACCTTGTTGCATTTGAATTAAATGAGCTTCGTCCCATTTGTCTATAAAATTTTGAAAACTACCTATGTTTGCATCTGCAAAAGAAGAATGAGGCGTTTCATCTCTATATTCTACTTCATCTGAAGAAACAGAAGTTCCATATTGAATAGCCCAAATATTTGAATATGTAGGATCATTCCAAAAAGTATCATTTTCAATTTTATACTGTAATCCATTATTAGCACCTTCCGCATATTTTTTTATAATTATTTTATCATCAAATATTACTGTCCATTTTGCATTTGTTGCCATTTTATTTCTCCTAAGTTTTAATAATGTACATTACAGTTAAATAAGGTTGTACAACTGAGTTAGCACCACCACTAAAATTACTAGTACTTGCACTTGCAGCATTACCACTACCACTAAAAGTAGCACTCATATTATGAGAATGTGCAGAACCACTACCTGCATTATTTAATGCCATGTTTCTATTAAAGTGTGCATTTGAGATTAACCAAGGTCTGTTGTCTGAGTTACTAAATCCTTGTCCAGGAAATACTGTAACAGGTTGATGTCCGTCTCGAAGATTGTGAGCGTGACTTGCAAGTTGTGCTTCAGATAAAGTTGCGTTCCCTGTACTACCTCCAACGTTACCTGTAACGTTAATATTAGTATTAGTATTAGTAGATACAGATCCTGAGTTAGCTACAGTATTTGCCCCACCAGTTGAACCAATATTTTTAGTTCCGGATTTACCTATTGCAACGTTATCCTGTAAATCAGGAACGTTAAAAGTTGTTGAACCATTACCTGATCCATAAGTAGTTCCAATAATTCCAAACAAGGTTGCGTAAGTTGATCTTGATACAGCTTGACCATTACATTCTAAAAATCCTGAAGGGACAGATGCTGTACTCCAAGGTACAATAGTTGCTGTTGGAATACCTTCAATACCTGAAAGGTTTGCACCATCAAAATCATATCTAGTTGCTTCGTAGTTTGCCATCTATTATTTCTCCTTATACGTCCAGCCAGTTGTTGCATCACCAGAATAAACTAATGTGAAACCAGCACCTTGTGTATTAATAACTAGGTCAGCTGCACTGTTTGCTATATTAGAACCATTTCTTCCAATAGTCAATGCGTTAGTGTTGAAATCATATCCTTGGTCAATAACAGAAACTTCTTGTCCTGCACTTGGTGATGCTGGTAAAGTTAAAGTAAATGCTCCACCATTTGTATTTGCTAAAATTTGTGCTCCAGGTTGAACTGTTTCAGCAGAAGTAATTGCTCTCCATACTTTTTCTTCAGAACCTTTATAAATATTTGTACCATCTGACCATAACTGATAAGTATGTCCTTCACATAAAGCAACACCTGAACCAGATGTAGTTTTAAAAGTTAAAGTGAAATTTGCATGATTGCAAGTATCTTGAACTGTGTAAGTTTTTTCAATTGAATCTGGAATAGTAACGTTTACGTTTGCAGCAAGTGTACCCGTTAATTTAATAACTTCATTCTTACCATTTGATACTGCACCGTTTGTAAATGTTAAAGCTCTACTAGCATTAGTTACGTTAAACGCATCATAACCACCAATAGCTTGTTCAAGAATTAATAAGTTTGTATTTGTAATCTGTCCCCAAGTTCCTGAGTTTTCACCAGTTGCCTGTACAGTTAATTTTAAATTAGCTGATGTAGTATTTGCCATTTTTTAAATTCCTTATAATAGTATTTTATAAAATTTATGCAGCGGTGTCAACTTTTGTCCAAGTAGGTGCTGTACCTGTATTTACTTGGGTCCAAGTAGATGCTGTACCTGTATCTACCTGAGTCCATATTAATGTTTTAGGACTTCCTAGTCCTATTGTCAAGCCAAATCCTGTTAAAGTTACATTAGCAAATCCTGTAGTTGTAACACTTCCAAGGTTAGCTGACATAGCTATTCCAGTCAAATCTACAGGAGTATTTAGATCTATAGTTCCTAAACCAAGTCCTGCAGCTATACCTTCTCCAATAACGGTTACATCTGCATTACCTGCGACGACTGTCCCTACAGCTAAAGAAGCATTAAATCCAATACCGGTAACTGTTGCATCTGGAGCCGGATCCACGGTTCCTTCTGCAGCTGTAATACCAAAACCGGTTAGTGTTAGATTTGCTGCACCTGTAATAGATTCATTTCCTAAAGAAGCCGTCATTGCTTCTCCAGTTACATCTGTATTAGCGTCCGCTATAGTTACAGTTCCTACAGCTAGATCTGCTGTAAATCCAATACCAGTAACCGTTGCATCAGGAGAAGGATCAACAATACCTTCCGCTGCAGTAATACCTATACCAGTTGGTATTACATTAGCTGTTCCAGTAATTGACTCATTACCTAAATTAGCAGTTAAAGATTCACCTGTTAGAATTACATCTATATCAGTAAATGCAATAACAGAATTTAAATTAGCAGTAAAACCAATACCAGTAACCATTGCATCAGGAGAAGGATCAATAATACCTTCCGCTGCAGTCATTTCCTCACCAGTTACATCTACATTAGCTGTACCTGTAATTGACTCATTACCTAAATTTGCAGTAAATCCAATTCCAGTTAAAGGTACATTAGCCGTACCTGTAATAGATTCATCACCTAAATTTGCTGTAAGTTGTTGTCCTGTTGTATCAACTAAAGTAATTGCATCTAAAGTTGCAATTCCTAATGTTGAAGTTATATCCTGTCCTGTTACAGGAACATCTGAATCTCCAACAACTGTTGGAGTATTTTCTTGTAATGTTAATTCTTGACCAGTTAAAGTAAGATTAGCAGTACCTGTAATTGCAACATCACCTAATGACATAGGTAGAGGGAATGTTCCAACAATACCACCTACGGTTGCTTCTATTCCAACAGGAATATTAAATGTAGCAGGGCTTAGTGTAGCAAAAGGTGCTTCAGCAAAAGCTGTTAATGTATCTTGCGTAGAATTATTTATACTAGAAGTTAAAGCAAAACCTGTTACATCAACTTGTTGTCCTATTGCTGCTTCTGTGGTAGTTCCAAGACTACTAGATAATGCATTTCCTGTTACACCAACTACCACCTTAGATCCTCCTACAGCTTGACCAGTTGTCATAGCTAAAGTTGTTCCGGTTACCGGAACATTTGCATTTCCAATAATTATTGCTGAATTTTCTTGAGCTGTTAATTGAATTCCTAATGGATATGCAATTACATCTGAAGCGTCTGCACCGAAAGGTGCTTCTGTATATGCGGTTACTCCTAGGGCCATAAATTAGGCTCCTTTTTTATTTTCTAATTTTCCTTTTTTAGGTAACTCTTGTCTTAGAA